CCCTCTTTGCGGGCGCGGTATGGCGGCGCCGTTACCCAAACCGCGAACCCGCGCCCCTTGACATCCCGCCCACCCGCTCTAACCTCTCTCCGTCCTTCACCCTTACCAATTGCAATGTCCCTTCCACAATCAATCCACAGCCCTCCCCGCCCAGCCGCCGTTAGCCTCGTAAACACGGTGCAAAACCACCCGCATTACGGCTGGATAATCACAGAAAAGGTGAAACGTGAACTGCTAGCGGGGCACACGCTCGACAAAGCACAGCTTCAAATCTGGCACCTCGGCACGATGATGCAGTGTGTTATTGGCACCGTCCGCCTAACCAGTGGCCACTGGATTCAACGAGCCATTGAAGGCGGAATCTGGTGCCCCTTGGAGGACGTTAGAGCTTACTTGAACCAACGAGAAATCACCACCGAGCCCGAAGTGGTTATCCTCCCCACAAATCATGAGCTGGTCGTGAGCGAGCACTGGTTGGTGGCCCTCGGACTCCGCGAGCCCACCAACCACGACGTGACACCTCCTATCTCTCTCCCACAAATTTCAGACGACGACGTCTAAGCCCCGCGAGCTTATATAACCCGCACAGCAAACATCCAATATGTCACCACTGATAACCGCCCAGAAACTAGATCGGGAATTGAAAGCCCGACACTCCACAACCAATGATCCTCTCTTCAAAGCCTTGATCGAAGACAGGATCAAAGCAAACGCCAAGCTGATGAACCGTGAGATCAGCTTGATCCACCAGCGCCAAGACATCGCCTCTCGGGAAGCGGAGATTACCGAGAGAGCAAGGATTAAGTGTGGCCTCAGGAACCTCGGAGCGGGAATGTCAGCTGACAAACCCAGCCACTGGTATTGGGACACGGCCAGTGAACAGGACACCAAGGAGCTCGAGAGAATCCGAGTTAAGCTGGAGAACAAACTCTTCTGGCAGGTGGACAAAGCCCTCGTGCGGAAGTTCCACATCCTCGGAGGTGTCAGTAAGACCCTCAAGAGCCTCGGACTGGAATTGCTCCTTGCTCTCCCCGAAGCCACCCGTAAGGATAAAGCCCTTGTGACACTTAAGCTGGTGGAAATGAAACTCAACGGAGAGGTCGCTCACACCTAGCCACGCGGAGCGGGGTGGAGACAACTAACAAACATGGGATACCACAAGACGTGGCGCTGCTGCAAGCAGTTGAATACAGGTGCAAATCCTGAAAGCATAGCGAGCTGAGCTGGTGCAAACCCAGCGTCCCGAACCATTCCTTCCTCAGCACCGCTAGGTGCGGGAGATCACAAAGCAAACACCTAACCAATCTAAACATATGACCCAGATTCAACTCTCGATCAGCAGACTGGCAAACCATGACCAGCGTTATCACTTCTTCTTCCGCACGGATTGGATGGAACCTGACGAAGCTCTCATCGTGTTGGAGGAACTCCACCCGCTCTACCGCATCACCATCACCGAGCGCACAACAACCACCACAGTCCAAACACTATGAACCACCAAGCATTGCTCACCGCCCATCGCGCGTTCCTCCCGCTCCCCCGCGAGCAAGACAACACCAATCTCTGGAGGAAGAAATTCATCCAGCTCAACGCACTCAACCGCCCAGCAACCAACCTCACCGAACAAACAAAATGATCCCCATCACCCAGCAGCAACTCGAACTCCTCAAATCCTCCAACTCCATCGCCCAAGAACTCCTCCGCTCCCTGCGAATCCATGGCTGGCCCAAGGTCATCACCACCGAGGTGGGCAAGCACTTCCTCACCACCAACCACGACGTGAAATAACATCGAAACGGCCCTCGTGCCGTCTGCTGGAACCTCGCTCTACCAGCACTGAAGAGATAGAGCACTCACACACATCAAACATATAGCAATATGATCGCATCACACGCACAATGTAAACAACGCCGTCGAATTGAAAACCGTAACGATCCATACGGCCCTCAATTAGGAGCGCCTATCCTCGGCGCTCTCACTCCCACCGAAATCGCGCACAAAGCTCGCCGGAAACTCCGTCGCAAGGTGATTCTCAAATCCCGCAGGGAAGATCTCCTCCATAGCATCAACTCCTGCACAAAGGCAAAACAACGTGCTGAGGCAGACAACGAAGTAAACATCGCCTGCTGCTGCGAGCAATCGCTCAAAAATTTCAACACACGGCTGAACGCTATTCAGCGCCAACTCGAAGCAATTAGTTAACCCACCGCTCTCGGTAACTCACCCTTACCGAGAGCAACCTCTTTCTTTTATGAATATCGGATACAAGCTTTTAACCCAAGACATGACATCTCACGGGGGGCTTAAATGGAAACTCGGAGAAGCTCAAACAGCTGAACAGGAAGGCACAAGAATGTGCTCAGCTCAGGTTCTGCATTTTTACAACCACCCGTTGATGGCAGTTATGTTTAATCCTATACATGCTAGCATAGACAAACCTAGGCTGTTTAAGATTGAAACTAGTGAGATCGTAGCTCAGGATGAATTAAAGTTTGCATGCAAATCGCAAACATTAGTAGAAGAACTCATGCTTCCATCGTTAAGTCCCGCACAAAAGCAGTATGTAGCTATAAACTGTGCAAAGCAGTTAGCAAATCCTTCAACTATCTGGTTGAAGTGGGCAGATAATTGGCTATCTAATATTGACAGATCAATTGAGTCAGAAAAGCATGCTCATGCTCAGGTTCATGTTCATGCTAATGCTAGTGCTAGTGCTAGTGCTAGTGCTCGTGCTCATGCTCATGCTCATGCTTATACTTATGCTTGTGCTTGTGCTTGTGCTTGTGCTTGCAGGAAGCTTAAAAATAACACGGTCATTAGCTTTCTTGAAGCATCTTTGCTTGATCCTACGTTATAACTGGCTACGACACCCAAGGCGCCAGAGTCATCGCACTGCTTTCACTTGCACACTTATGAACCCTGAAGAAGAAAACCTCGCCCTCCGCGCGGCTCTAGCCTACGCCAACAATGCCATCACACTCATCACCCTTAACTGGGTGCATGAGAAACACATGACCCAAATCGCCAAGATCCTCGAACACATCCAAGAACTAACCCCACCCACACGCCAATGACCTCCGCATCCATCCCCTCCCAGCTCTTCTCCGTCGATTCCCACGCTGAAGCCTCCCGCCGAGACGACCGCATCCACACGGACGACCTCAACATTACCTTCCCCGGCATCACCTACCGGGGCATCCGCTACCACCAAGCGATCATCAACCTCATCACCGGGGTTTGTGCTTTCTACCAACTCGACGGCTCAACCCTTGTGCTGGTGAACAAGATGGCGGTTAAAATCGAACTCATGCCTATCAACAGCCAACCTGTGAAATTCGATGAAACCTAACCGCAATCCAACACCTACTCCAATGATCACCTTCGACCCTTATCGTTTAGCTGAACACCTTCATTACATCTGTGAGCTCAATAAAGAGTTCATGGACGTAGAAGGCAATGTTATCGAACCGACCAACCCAGAAGCTCGCTACTTCCCTGTTTATAACCCCGCTGGACAATTAATAACCCAGCAACGGTTTCTAGAGAATTTCTATAAGCATAACCCCAGCTATCCAAAAGACCAACCTTGGAACGCTACTATAATTTCTTCAATGATTCAAGCTGACTATCAACGCCGCAACCCATGATCACCTTCTCCGCCTCCCTCACTCCGCCTCCCTCCCCGCTCCCCGTCCAATCCCCCAGCTGCACCGACGAACAGCTCGCCGCCATCAACTGGACCCACCAGTCCACCGGCAATCTCATCCTCGAAGCAGTCGCCGGCAGCGGTAAGACCTACACAATCATCGAAATGTGTGTAGCTATCGTCCTGGAAGCAATCAAGCGAGGCATCAGTCCCCGCAAGCTCATCGCCCTGATGTCATTCAACGCCAAAGTCCGTGATGAGCTCAAAGCTCGCATCATGGCCCTCGGGTTGGGCCAATGGGTGGAGGTCAACACCGTCCACGGCTTCGGCTTCTCCGCCTTCAAGTCCGCCCACGGTCCCCGTAAGCCCAACTCCTACAAGCTCAATGACCTCCTCGACCCAATACTCAAGTCCCACCGCCTGAACTGGTCTTTCTCCAAGCCCATCTGCCAAGCGGTCGCCATAGCCAAAGACACCGGCATGGGCCTGTTCTTCACCAACTGCACCGCCGAGTGGAAAAAGCTCATCGACTACCACGACATCTCCTGGGACGAGGACAAGCTCCCCTTCGGCGCGTTCATCAACCTGGCCGCCGACCTCTTTCGACTGTCATCCGAGAATACCGACAAGATTGACTTCAGTGACATGATCTGGTTCCCACTGGTGGAGAATCTCCCCTTCCCCCAGTTTGACTTCGTGTTCATTGATGAGGCACAGGATACGAACGCCACGAGGAGGGAAGTGGCAAGGAGGATGCTCAAGCAACAACTGTATCCCGAGAATCATGGCATGATCCATGATACCCCGCTAACTGTCGGTCGCCTCATCGCTGTAGGAGACCGGCACCAAGCAATTTATGGATTTACTGGTGCGGACAACGACGCGCTGGACATCCTCAAGCGGGAGTTCCACGCCGCAGAGCTTCCTCTCTCCGTGTGCTTCCGCTGTTCCAAAGCTGTCATCGCCCACGCTCGGAAGATCGTCTCCCACATCCACCCGAAGGTCGGAGCGATCGAGGGCGAGGTCAACCTCGACATGCCAGAGTATAACTTCCACGAGAACCTCTTTTCCACCGGGCTGGGCTATGACATGCAGCACAGCGCCATCCTATGCCGTAAGAACGCCCCACTTATCTCCCTAGCCTTCCAGCTCTTGAGCAAACAAATCCCCTGCCGCATTGAAGGCAAGGACATCGGCGCAGATCTCATCCGCCTCTGCAAAAAGCACAGCGAGGCCACAGACACCAAGCAGCAGCTGGCAATCAACCTCACCGCCCACCTACGCGAGCAAGCAGCTAAACTCTCTCCGTGGAAATACGACGTTCTTCAGGACAAGATCGCCGCCATCTCCACAGTTATCCAGCTCCCCTTCATCACCTCCATCACCCAGCTGTTCAAGCAAATCGAAACCCTCTTCAGTGACTACGATCCCACCAAGCCCTCCAAGCTGACCCTCTCCAGTGTCCACAAGTCCAAAGGCCTCGAATGGCCTACGGTCTATCTCCTGGGCCGCAACGCCTACATGCCCTCCAAGTTCGCCACCCAACCCTGGATGGAAGAGCAAGAACAAAACCTCATCTACGTCGCGATCACCCGCGCGAAGGAAACCCTGTATGAAATCACTGTTGAAGAAGAATAACCCATATGATAACCACCATCAGAACCTGCGATAAGTGCAATGAAGTGATCCCTTCGGATCAACATAACTTCGCCCGAAAGGTAAAAATCCACGTCGGACATTATGACAGCCAAGGCACAAGCTTTGAGTTCTGTTCCGGATGCTGGACGAAGCTCTACTCAAAATATGCTCCACCAAAACCCATCGATTCGAGTAAGCCTGTTCCGACCCATGCCGAACGAGTTAACAGCCTAATGGAAGAACTCGTTGAACTATTAACGCCACAACAATAACACCATGCAATCCCAAATCCACCTTCAACGGAATCTACACTCCAAAACAACACCCATGAACCCATACATCGACCACCCTGCCACTGACCAAAAAGCCAACGACCCTGAGTTCACCGCTGCCACAGTTGAACTCTTCGCTCCACTTCCCACCTGTCCACCGCGCGGGCAGCATATGAAAACAATCTTTATCACCACCGACGAATTGTATCCTGTCCTCACCCCACGAGAACACGACAACAGTGCCTGGGCTAACTCATACACAAAATATGAAGTCCCCGACGAGACCTTTGCCCGCTGGACTCAACTCCTCAAAGACTTCGATGCCTTTCAAGCAGAACTCCAACTAATAAGCCCAAACTCATGAGCCCCACCCTCACCCCCGAGCAAGAACTCTCCCTCCTCCGCTGGCGCCCCATTGACACCCCAGTTACCCTTGACGACGTCAACGAATACTGTGACATCGAATTCGCCAACGAACACGACATCTGGCAAGGCAATTTCGCCTCAGCCTCCGAGCGGAGCAAAGCCACCCACTGGCGGCCTATCACCCTACCCGGCGCATACAATTCTCAACACTAACATCCACACCACCATGATCACAAAATCCGAAGCCTCCTCTCTAGCCGAACTCGTCCGCACAACCAGCAGCCCACACGCAGATACCTCAATCCTCTGGGCGGTTAAATATCATCTAGCCCTTGTCCTCTGGGGGCTTGAAACGTCAAACGACTTCCTCAACAACCTTTTAAACGCCTGTAACACTATGCGGGAGGACAACATCGTAAAGCGTATTGGTCTCGGCCGGCTAGAAAAGCTGAGAGGAGAACCTCTAGTCAAGCTAGCAACAGCCTACCACAACGAGGGCTTTATACAGGTTGGTGACGACAGTTCTCCAACTCCTCCGTAACTCCCACTTACGGACGACTTCAAACGTGGTGGCGGGTTCCTTATGTAATTTATAATCCTTTCGCCGCCTTTTCCCCTTGCAATTTCCCCGCTTTCGCCTATCTTCCCATCTTGCCACAAGGCAAACAATCCAGCAACCGCTGGAAACCACAAACCCAAACAAACACACAACACTATGTCAGTCAAAACTGCTCCTTATAAAAACCGCACCCTAGGTGTCGATTGCTACGTCCAAGTCCCCGTGACCCTCGACGATCTCATCGCCGCCAGCAACCCCGCCAATGTCCACTTCGCCGCGGTCAAGCACAGCTTCTACCAAGGCTGGAACAATAAATACCGCAAAGCTATGGTGGCCAAGCTCGTCGAAACCACCGGCGTTGCCATCCCTTCCTCAGGCAAACAGAAGAAGAACCGCGCGGGTGACATCTCCGAAATCCTCATCTCCGAAGGCGACTACATCAAGCTCGTCCTTCAAGGTAAAGGTTCCCCCGGTGACGCCGACTACCAAGCTCCGGCAATCAGTGAAACCGACTACGCTGTCCTCGGTCAGCAAGTCGCAGACACCATCCCGTTCGAGGTGTCCAAGGCAGAAGAGGAAGCCGAGCCCGATGCTCGTTTCTTCTCCCTCGCCCGCAACGTGCTCGCGAAAGCAGAGTCCGGCGCGCTGGCTTCCGACGGTGCCACCCCGTTCGACGAAGCCTACTTCGTCACTCGCTGGCAGGCTGCCAACCCTGGCTATCTGTTCGAGAACCTCGGCGGCTGGACCGAAGACGGCATTGCTCGCGCGATTGAAATCGACGAGAAGCGCCGCCAGATGGAACTGCCACTTGGGCTCATGTAATCACTCCGCTCGGGAAGAGCGCATGACCGATAACCGTCCTGAGCATTGACGTTAAAAGGCTCACCTTCAAATCAGCACATTGCAGTGAGGGCACATGGGAATTAAAGTTTCCTTTAGATGCAGCACAAGACTTCTGTGAGCGACCTGACCAGTGTGTTGATTTGAGGGTGTGGCTCACCCACCTGAGCCCTCCATCCTCACCAGAGATTTGCCTCTCCCACTGGCCAAAGGGACGGCCGAAGCGACGGAGATCACGCTCTCGTTACCTAACCCATGACTCGATTGTAGGTTGCCTTAGAACCTTCCAGCCTCGGCTCCGTCACTGTAACGACGGGCACCAATTTCGACTCAGCGGCGTGGACAGTGACACGCAAGGCGGGACTTTGAACCTTCCTTTACCAGCCAGTGCAATTCTGGCCTGAGTCACCAACTTGAAGCGACAAAGCAGGTTCGATGCCTGCACCTGCATGCAACTGTAGGGGGACGGTAAGGATCGTGGCTTCACCAATTTCAATGTCAACTATCCTACGGAGGAAGAGTAATCGCGACACAGCCGGTTCGCTACTTGCTGTATAAAAGCTCTAGGTGGTTCGAGTCCACCAGTTGGCACCCTTTCCCCACCCTCCACCATGCACCCACTCGAACACCTATTCCGCCCATATGAAGCCTCCCTCCACGAGATCATCTCCCGCTACCCCTCCGCCTCCAGTGTCGCCTGCGCGGGACGTGCTCCTGGCACCGTGCGGCAAGCCCTTTCACTGGCTCTACGTGTGTTCGTTGCAAACGAAGGGATCACGTCCATTATCCCTCGTGATCAAGCCGCGCTCGTTGCCAGAGAATTCGTCTTCTCTCCAAACCCTGATGGCTCAATCTACATCGGCCCCAAGCGCAAGAGAATTTCTCAAGCGCCTATCACAATCGCGAGTGCAGAATCTGGAGCCTCATCCCCGCCATCCCCTCGCCTCCCCTCCATCGACTGCTCCGATCCCGTGACCCTCGCCGCCGTCCTCCACCTCAAGAACTTCGACCACATCCCAGTCCCCTTAACCCTCCACAACATCCTTGCCCCCATCGACACCGACTCCACCTACCCTAACATCGAGCTGCTTCGTAACACCGACGGCTCATTCACCATCTTATGAACAACTCCACCATCAAGTCCCCATATAAAGTCCGCCAAGACGAAACCAGAGAAGTCTGCTTCGACGCCTCCCGCGATGACTACCTCCAGTTCAGAATGCGCTTCCAGTCCCACGGGGCAGTCGACGCCGCTTGTGCTTCCCTCTTCTCCCTCTTCGTCACCGGCATTAAAGCCAACCTCCCCATCCCCACCAGCTCCGAAGAGATAGCCTCCAACGAAGCCCGCTTCAACCAGTTCCTAGCAACCACCACCTTCCAATTCTAATGACCACCGAAACCCACCTCAAACATCTCTTCGATGGCGTGCCCTTCCACGAGCTCGAAGGTAAAGACATCTCCCAGATGAATGAGAAGGAACTAGAAGCTCTCATCAAAACCACCCGCGCAGTCCGCGTCGCCCCTTCTGTTAAGAAGAAACTCCGCACCACCGCAACCAGGGAAATCACTGGCAAGAAGAAAACCATCACCGCCGCCAGCGCAGACCTTTCACATTTGATGTAACCATATGACATACTCACCAGCTCCTTCCTCTCCATCCACCTACTACAAGTCCAGCGACGGCCAGCTTTACAAGCGCACCTCGCAAGGCGTCCGCCGCTGTCTCCCCGACGGCACCATCCTCCCTCGCATTCGCATGTCCAAGAAACTTCGCTTGAAACTTAAACGCCACCAATGTTCACCGCCCTCTTCCATCGTTGGCTCTGCCTCGCCACAGTCCACATCACTCGCCTAGGTCACACCTACATCTGCATAACCGGCCCCTGCCTCGACACCATCCTCTATCCTCATGATCGCACTCTCCCTCTCCGGCCCCTCGCACCCTCCATCGTCCCTTCCTATCAGGAAACTATTCCATTGGCAGCCTGACGGTTCCCTCACCTTCCGCGTTGACTGGTCCTCCATTGAATCCCTCCTCGGTTGCAACCGTTCCGCTGAATACAAGCTCGTCCGCTCCCGCCAAGGAGGCAGCCGTTCCGCTCTCACCTTCGGCGCGGCCATCCACGCAGGACTAGAGGTGTGGTATCGGAACAAAGACCAAACCCACAACGAAGACCTCCGCCAAGCTCTTCTCTCCCGCTGTTACTCCGCCATCGAATCCACCTTCGCCGAATCCCCTCCCTCGCTCTTCCCCGACTACCGCACATCTGCCTACGCCGTCCAATCCTTCCACTCCTACATAACCCACTACAAAGACGAGGTCATGACCCCCTACGTCCACGAAGGCAAACCGCTAGTTGAGTTCAGCTTCGCTTTTCCTCTCGGTCAGGTGGAATTACCGACTGGGATGTTTAAAGCCTGGGGCTACGGCACCCTGACGAATGATGCAGCGAAGGAACTTGCCTGTGACTCTGAGGTTAAATTTAGCACCACTTACGGCACGCAACTACCTAAAAAGCCCTTGACTGTCCACATCGAATGGTCCGGCATCATTGATATGCTAGCCGAAGTCAACGGTTCCCTCTACGTAGTGGATCACAAGACCTCCTCCATCATCTCCCAAGACTTCTTCGACGGGTTTGAGATCGCCATGCAGCCCACGGGTTACTTCGCCGCCATGCGGGCTGCCTTCCCTGACCTCCCAATCAAAGGGTTCATGGCCAACGTGCTGGCCTGCCGTAAGCCTGTCGCCGCTATCACCAAAGGTGGCCGCCCGACTACCTCCAAGCCCTTTGAACCCCATCGCCGGCAGTATCAATACCACGACTGGCACGTGACCGAGTTCAAGCAGGACGCCCTCGCCCTCGCTGAAGAACTCTTCGCTAACATAACGAATAAGTATTTCCCTCGCAAGACCCAATGGTGCATCGGCAAGTATGGCAAGTGCCCGTTCTTCGACGTCTGTGCGCTACCACCGGAGAGCCGCCTTGACATGCTCAACTCCGACAACTACATCAACAACACTTGGAAACCTGTATGATCTCCCTCTCCGTCCCAGTCATCGGGCACTCCACCGCCCCTCACCCCCACTACCCCACCCACTGGCTCCACACCTCCATCCTCTCCATAACCTCCGAAGAAACCACCCGCTTCCGTGAACACTCCCACGCCGAGCAGGACAAAACAATCCTCCGTTCCATCTACACCGACTTCCACCGCGCAGCCCAGCGGGTACAAACCATCTTCGCCACTGATCCCACCTTGGCGTTGAAAGAACTCGCGGAACTGAACTCCCAACTAACCACACTCCTACAATGAAATCCTCCACCGACTTCCTCCCGCGCCTCCCGCAATCCTTCCTCCTCATCGGCCCACCGGGCAGTGGGAAAACCACCGTCTCACTCCAGCTCCCGCGCCCGTTCATCCTTGACTGCGACGGCAATCTCAATGGGCCTGTGCGGTATCTTGAAGCCAAAGAACTCCTCCCAAAGACGTGGTTCTATGACACTCCCATGACCACAGCCGCTGGCACCGCCTGCCCGCGCGAAGATCAATGGTCCCGCGTGCAAGACCTGCTCCTCGAAGCCTGCTCCAGCAAAGACGTTGACACCATCGTCATCTCTTCCCTCTCCTCTCTCATCGAGCTTGCCTACATCCAAACCTACAAGATGACCAACCAGAAGCTCGGCGACTACAAGCGCACCATCGACCCCAAGTTCGAGTTCGCCCAGTGGGGAGCCTTCGGTTCCATCATGCGGCAGCTGATCTTCTGGCTCAAGTCCTCCGGCAAACGTCTCTGCGTGGAAGCCCACATGACCGTTGACAAAGAAGAACTCACTGGTGTGCTCACCAACTTCCTCGCCATCCCTGGCAACCTCAAGCACATCCTCGCCGGGTGGTTTGAAGAAGTCTGGCTGATGGACGTTACAACCACTGGCCTCGGTGCAACCGCTAAGACCGAGCGCCGGATCATCACATCCCCCGGACCACGAGACAAGAACCTCGGCCTCAAATCCGCCGCCCAGCTCGGCACCTCCTTCCCTGCTGACATGGTGAACATCCTCAAAGCCCTTAACCCCACCGCCCCATGAACCTCGCTCTATTCGTTTGGACCCTCTCCGATGCTGTTGGATTAATCGTATTAACCACAGTGATGTTAATCTATATCAGCTTCGCAATCAAAGACTTCTTCACCCGCCCATGACCCGCACATTCCTCCTCGCCGTTGACATCTCCCCCTCCGACGACCTCAACGCCACCGCCGACGACATCCTTGAATCCCTCACCCTCGACGGCATCCCAGCCACCTCCTGCCGTCCTTGGGCATCCGAGATGACCGAGCCAGCTATAAGTGCGCTCGACATCGGATTCCCACTGCCATAACTTTAACCAACTGGGGAGGGAGCTAGTGCTTCTGAGGCTGTGTTCAATGGTCGAACAGTCTTCTCGTAAGAGTCATTCAGGTGCGATCCCTGACTCCCCGTCCAATTTCCTGAGCATCATGCTCTCGAACAACAAACACAAAACAACATAACACAATGCTACCTCTATCCCTCAAACTCAACGACACCGACACTTCCTTCCCGATCCTCGTCGAAGGCAAGTGCCCACTCGTCATCGCCAAAGCCGAGGCCATCCCCTCCAAGTCCGGCAAAGGCACCTTCCTCGCCGTGACTTACCAAACCGTGGAACCCTCCACTGGTTCCAAAGGTCAGTCCATCGACCCCGGCTTCCCTCTCATTCAACGCTACATGCTGCCGATCCCCGGCACTGAATTCGGCGACGGTGAGCAGAAGGAATCCTACAGCCGTGGCCTCTGCCTCTTCATGCTGGCGGCTGCCAACCTCAAGGACACCCCGGAGAACAAAGCCTCCCTCCCTGAGTTCAACGAGGAATACATCAGCTCCCTCGCAGGTGTCAACGTCATCGGCAACATCAAAACCTCTAAACCCAAGGACGATTCCGACGAGTTCGGCGAGCGTTCTGAAGTGAAGTCGGTCAGCGCCATTGGCTAACCCAAACCTCCGCTGGCAGACCGGACAATGTCTGCCTCTTTTCCCACTATGAAAACAAAAACAAAGCGTAAACCAATAGCTCGTAGCTTTCCAACAACAGATGAAGGCTACTGTACAGATGCAAAACCCCGCCGTTCTATCCCCGTCGATGAAGTCGACGACATGATTGAACGCGAGGTCTCCCGCGCGAAAGCCGCCCGCACGATCTACGATGACCGTGCTGAGCTCCTCGAACGCATCTCCGGCACTGAGTATGAACTCGATCACTATGAAAAAGTAGTGCATCAGGTTAAGCTCACGATCCAGTGTCAGAAAAAAGAACTCGCTCAAATCAACCTCGCCATCACCCGCGAGCTTGAACTTGACGCGCAACGCTAACCCACACCACCCGCCTCTGGCACGAGGGCTTTATTCTCGTGCCGCCTCTTTCCCCCCATGTCCTCTCCCTCCCCTGAACCTCGCAAGATCAAGCGCCTCGAAGACGCCACCTATCTCCCCATTTCCTCCATCGTCCTCAACCGCTCCGAGCGCCAGCGGAAAGACCCCAAGGAAGTCAAGGCCAACGCGGAGCGCATTGCCGCGTCTATCATCCTCGTCGGCCCCATCACCCCTTTGCTCCTAAACTCCGACAACGAGCTCATCGCCGGAGAGTGTCGCCTCGAAGCCTACAAGCTCCTCGGCCAGACAGAAGTCCCCATCGTCCGCCGAGTCAAGCTCGAGCGCGCTATGGAACTCATGATCGAACTCGATGAGAACATGCAGCGCCGCGCCATGTGCTGGCAGGACATAACCCTCGGTATCGCCAAGGTCCACGAAACCAATGACAAAGTCTCAGCCGACCGCAAGGAGAAATGGGGCACCCGTGCCACCGGCCAGCTCGTCGGACAGTCCCACAGTTACGTCGCCGACTGCATCATCATCGCCAAACTCCTTCAGCACAACGACAAAGAAATCTGGGATGCCAAAAACCTCGAGAACGCCAAACAAATTGTCCTCCAGCGAAAAGAGAACGCCGCGATGGCCGCCAAGGCCAAGCTCTCCGGCGCTGTCCTCACCATCCCACAACCCAACAAAACCACCAAGCCCACCGGCATCATCTCGATTTCATTAGGAGATCCCCTCGCCACACCCTCGGTAATCTCCGCTTCCCCAGAACAGCTGAGGGAAATGCGACAGATCAAGTTGTCAGACAGGCTGTTTAATATGGACTGCGTGGAACTGATGATGAACGTCCTTGCTCCAAGCTCGGTTGATGTGATCATCACCGACATCCCATATGGCATCGACATGAACCTGATTGAGGACATTCACGGTGTTGATGCTATGAGGTCCACCCATGATGTGGCTCAGAACGTGGAGCAGATGAGGCCGTTTCTTGAGGGCGCATTCCGTGTGCTGAAAGACGACACATATCTGTTCTTCTTCTATGCGCAACAGCATCAAGAGAAGCTGGCAAACTGGGGGCGGGAGGTGGGGTTCAAGGTGCTGGATTGGAACATGCTCTGGCTCAAACCGCACAGCTGCAAGAACAACGCACCACATCAGAACCCCACTAAGTCTTACGAGCCGGTGATGGTTATGAAGAAAGGCTCCCCACGCTTGGCTAAACCCATGACCCTCTGTCATATGATTGTCGATGCTATGCCTGAAAAACGTATGCAGTCTAACCCGTTCGCTAAGCCTTTGGAGTTCGTGGACAAGATGCTCCTTGATCCTGTGTTCTTCCCAGGTATGACAATGCTTGATCCATTTGCAGGAGCGGGTAGCATTGTGCGGGCGGGGATTCTTAAGGGCTGTAAGATTCTGGCCTGTGAGATTGACACTGCGCGGTTTCCTGAGTTGCAAGACCGGGTGAAGGATACGTATAAAAATATGCTCGGAGGGAATGTGCAGTTTTCATGAAATTCCCAGGTCTTTATTTCATCGCTTGTTTCACCTACTTTAACTTCATCTTGATCCAGTTCCACAGTCAACTGCGGCAGATCATCCAACTCCTCAACCAGCTTGTGGACATGACCCTATGACCCACCTTCCCAACGCCTTCCCCCTCTCCCCATCTTCCCACCGCTTAGCTGTCATCGGCGATGCGCCTGGACCACATGAACTAGCCCAGGGACGACCCTTCGCTGGACCGTCTTCTGGCCTCCTCAGCGCCGCCCTGGAAAACAGCGGCCTCACTCTCTCCCAATGCTTCCGTGGCTACATCTATAACCAAGTCCCACCCGGCGGGGACATTGAACAAATCAACAAATCCGACAGCGACTTCCAAACCTCACTAACCATACTTAAAAATGACCTCAACAAGTTCCAACCAAACTGTGTCCTACTCCTCGGAGGCACCGCACTCTGGGCTGCTGGAGTTTACCACAAAGTCAACGTATATCGAGGGACTATCTTCAACGGATTTGATAACCGCCATAAATGCGTTTCGACATTCTCTCCAGGGTATGTCCAAAAAGTCTGGGACGATACTCCACTCTTTCAATTTGACATTGGACGTGCAGTGGAAGAAGCCAGTCAAGTTGGTATCAATCTCCCCAATAGAAAGCTCGAGCCCTCCCTCACTGCCAGTGAATGCCTATCCCGCTTGGCCAGTATCTCAGCAGGACAGCTGGTCTCCGTTGACATCGAAGGCGGCTATCCCAACCCCACTGCCGACAAATACAAAAACCTAGATGGCGTCACCTGCATCGGCATTTCCACCGATCCGTCTTCCGCTTGGACAATCAACCTCTCTGACTTTGACGACCCCACCAAGGGCATCGTGATGCAGAAGTTCAACGAGATGATGTCCAACCCCGCAATCCCTAAAGTTCTACAAAACTCCCTCTATGATTACGTCGTCCTCGCCAAACTCTGGCACATCAACGCTCGAAATATTTCTCATGACACCATGTTATCAGGATGGGAGATCTATCCGGAGCTTCCGAAAGGCCTTGGCACGCAAGCGTCCATCTGGTCCAAAGAGCCTTATTACAAATTCGAGGGCAAACTCTCCCACGATGACGACAGTGCTAAGGTTACCCATCGAACCTATTGCTGCAAAGACGCAGCCGTTACCTTAGAAATCCACCAGAACCACATGGCCGCGATGTCTCCCGCCCAGCGCGACCACTACGACTTCAACATGTCCCTAATCCCCTCGCTACAATACATGTCGCTGCGAGGAATCCGTTACGACACCAACCACGCACAGGTCAAGCTCGGTGAACTTTCAGTCAAAATGAAAGAACTCCAGATGGCTTGCAACAACCATGCCAACAGTGAAATCAACCTCAACTCGCCCAAACAGATGTGCGACCTGCTCTACAAGCGCTTCGGCTTCGAGCCGCAGTTCATCAAAGAAGCTGGCCGTAAAACAACCCGCCTCACAGCCAACGCCGATGCAATGCTTAAAATCATCATCAAACAAGGAAACCATACGCATCCATTCTTGGCCTGCGCCCTCGGATGGAAGAAGCTCGAAGGCGTTCGGAAGCAACTCGAACTGGAGACAGACCAAGATGGAAGAGTTCGTTGCTCCTATAACCTCGTTGGCACAGAAACAGGCCGCCTCTCTTGCTCTGGCTCGGTTACAGGGTCTGGGACAAACCTTCAAACAATTACCGAGCAACTACGTGATCTTTACCTCCCCGATGTCGGACAGCATTTCTTCCAATGCGATCTTTCCGGCGCAGACGGCTGGACAGTAGCCTCCCGCGCAGCGATGCTCGGTGATCCCACTATGCTCGACGACCTCATGGCTGGCATCAAACCTGCAAAGATCATAGCCCTGATGTATATGCAAATGCAAGGCCAGCTCACTGGCGTGTCGGTAAACGTGAATGACCTACCCCGCGCGGAGGTTAAGCGCCTGACGAAAACCGTCGACATTCCCAACTCCCTCTATGCGGTTTGTAAAGCAACCTTGCATGGAAGCTCGTATGATATGGGAGTCAACACCATGGCGAACAATATCCTTATTCAGACTTTCAAGAAGTCCCCTGAGTTCAAAGTTCTCTGGGTTCCACCAGGTGACTGTAAGAAAATTCAAATCGTCTTCTTCAAGCGCTACCCCGGTGTGCTGGAATGGCACCGCTGGGTGCAGCAACAACTCAACAAAGGCAAAACCCTCTCCTGTGCCAGCGGTCACATCCGCACGTTCTTCGGACGGCCAGGAAACGATCAAACATTCAAAGCAGCTTATGCACACGAACCCCAAGCAAACACTACCTATGCAACAAATCTGGCAATGCAGAAATTGTGGCAAGACCCTGAAAACCGCAGTAGCTCAGGAGATCTTATTATACAACCGCTCCACTCCGTCCACGATGCCCTCTGCGGACAGTTTCCCATTGACCGGACTGAGTGGGCAGTTGACAAGGTGCGATCCTATTTTAACAACACCCTCTCCATCGGAAACGAGCGCATCGTAATCCCGTATGAAGGCGGCTACGGCCCATCGTGGCTACACACTAAAGAAGACTATAGAACCGGAGAAATCTAACATGCACTACATCGAATACATCCCTGGAACAATCGCTCGAATCACCGAGCACCCAACCCGTCACGGCCACGAGGACGTGAACCTCCTTTCCCGTCACGTCAACAAGTTCAACCTGTGGGCAATCCAAAACCCCTCCACCAGCAACGCCCGCAAAATGGAACTCTTCTGCACGCAGCTTGCTCTATTCCAATTGCCATGACCCTCTCCTCCCACGAAGCCTCTAAGCTCAGGTTCCAAATCCTCCGAGACCTCCAGACCGAACCGACTGTCATCATTGACTCTCGCTTCATCCGGCATATCTTCGGAGGATTCGACGAGCTCCAACGCTTTGCCAAGTCCTGGCAGCTTTCCGTTGAAACCTTCGTGCAGTCCGGCATCTTCCGTGACGACTGTAAAACCCTCATTACCTGGGTGGGACTGTCCTACCCCATCTCTGAACCTGTAATCATCCTCGGCCTATAACCATATGGAACCTCTCAAATTAGATATAAGAAGTGCAATAACACAAAAGCCTTGCCCAGTCTTTGCACTGTTAAAAAAGCATAAAAAGTGTAAGCAGCTTTTACTGAGCACTTTCACAATTTCTGCTGCGGTTATTGAAGAGCTAAATCGGTTGGCTGATACTTACGATATTATTGTATTAGCTGCAAAGCTCCCAGCGGATTACACAGTAAGCCAATGTAAGTTTCATTGTCATTTAACCCCATGGAACCACGCAAAGCTTTGGGCTTTTGGCAGCACTGTTTACGCAGGCTCTACAAATCTCTGCGATGACACCATTCTAAACCTCATGTTTAAACTTAGCCCAGCCCAGGCTAAGCGCGCGATCTCTTGGTTTAAGACAATCGTAACTTTTTCAAAACATAAAGCAGTCACTACTATTATATGAAACCCATGTGCGCCTTCAAATGGCAAGATCACCGACACAAACTCCTCCTCCCCTTCTATGTCCAACCTAAGCTCAACGGAGTCCGCGCGCTCTACCACCAAGGAGTCATGCAATCCCGTGGACTCAACAAAGAAGAAGGCAAGGTGTGGAATCCAGCGGTGGTTGAGCACTTCACCTATGACCTCAACCGCGCAGTCCCTTCCCATTGGCTCCTAGACGGTGAACTCTATTGCCACGGCAAATCCCTCCAACAAATCAACTCCGCCATCGCAGTAAAGCGCACGGCACCCTCTGACAAAACCCATGAAATCAAATACCACATCTTCGACATCATTGACACCGAGCGTCTTCATCTCAGCTTCCACCACCGTGCTGCCCTTCTCCAGTCGCTATCAGAGAAGCTGGTTATCCATTCGACCTCAGCTCTTGCAGTGGTCCCAACAACTTTTATCCATAGCCCAGGACTGGACGACACACTCTATGGACAATACCGAGCCGAGGGATACGAAGGACTTATGTATCGTGCTCCCGATTCTCCTTATGGCTTCGCGGAGGAGTGCGGCAACCAAGAAAACCGCTGGAAGCACCTGCTCAAACGCAAAGGCTGGATCGACGATGAGTTCACCATCCTCGACTTCACCCTCACGGAAGGAGAGAAAGGTAACCAAGGGTTCCAGCTTACGTGTCAAACCGACGCAGGGGTCGAGTTTAACGTAGGCTCAGGGCTGTCCCAACCCGAACAAGATTACTATGCCAAAAACAACCCCGCAGGATTCCTAGCGAAGATCCGTTTTGAAATGCTCTCAGATCGAGGTGCCCCACTTCAAGGGAGAATTGAAGCAATACTTGACTAACCATATGCCAACACTTATCTTAAACGAATCCTTAGACCTCAAATTCCAAAACTGGAAGAGAGCAACTATATCTCTAGGTCTTGCAGAAAATGCTTTATCAAAAGCCGCAGCAGAACTAAGAAAAGCAATCAATGAATTCGCTGGTGAACTGCTTCCAATCAATGCCACCGCTGGGGAGGTCTTCAGCATTCCAATAAACAATGAATTTATTCAAATTCAACTCTTGAAGAACGGCCCTATCGAATGCCCATATCTTATCACCTATCGTAAATGACCTTCCTCTCCGCTCAAACCCAACGCTTGAAGCGATACTTGATTAATATGAAACTACATATCAATAAGCATGGCATAGGCCAGCTAGATTTTCTTCTATTCGGCTTTCCAATCTACATAAATTGTAGCTGGCTGAGCTCATACATCGAGTGCTTTTACAGCTCAGGCCAATGGAAAAGCCAAATATTCCACAACGGTAAAATCGTCAACGTTTTTTTCTCCCTTCGTCCCGATCTCCAATGACCTTCCTCTCCGCCTACCACACCTACTCCTCTGGCAACGAAGCCCCGCAATACTTCCACGACTGGGCCGCCTTCGCTGTGCTCTCCGCCTGCTGTGGCCCTAACCTCTGGCTCGATATGGGAATCATCGGCAACATCCAGCCGAACCTCTACATCATGTATGTCACACCGCCGGGCATAGCTAAGTCCACTGCGAAAGACATCGCAAAGCGCCTGCTCCATAAAATCTCCACCTCCAAGCACCCCATCCCCATCGCTCCAGAGTCCGCCTCCAAAGAAGCTTTCATCAAACACATGTCAGATGAGAAATCTCCCTGCCGCATGGTGTTCGAAGTCAACAAAAAAGCCTGCAAATACACCAAGTGCATCATCCTCTCCGACGAATTCGTGAACCTTGTACAAGTCGGAGGTGATCCACTCGGCTGGGTGCAGCTGCTAACTCAAATCTATAACCCCCAAGTGTCATTTGAGAGCGCACTGATCTCCCGTGGGATGACAGAGTTACCTTATCCTTACATCACCCTCCTCGGCTGCATGACGCCAGACCTCACGAAATCCCTCATCAACGAGAACGCCCTTTCCGGTGGTTTCTCCCGACGAGTGATCTACCTCTACGCCAACAAAGGTGGCCCTCCCATCCCCCGCCCAGTGAAAACCGATGCCCAGCGAGAAGCCGAAGCTTTCCTCGTCGAGAGAGGACGACAAATCCAAGCCCTCTCTGGGTCATTCAGTCTTACCGACAGTGCCACGAGGTTATATGACACTTGGTATATCTCCAACTATGAAGCGAAGAAGGGATCGGTTAGTGCAGCGGAGGCGAACTTCCTCCAAAGCAAGTCCCAGCAGATTCTCAAGGTGGCTATGCTCGCGCGGTTGTCTTATTCCGATGAGTTGGTTATTGACGATGATGACTTTGTGCTGGCGGAGGCACTCGTCACCAACGCCCAACAGCACATCAACACTATCTTCGCTGGGATCGGTCGGAACCCACATGCCGCCACGATGGCTGGAATCCAGATGTTTATTAAAATCCAGTGTGAGAGCTCGCCGCATTATGTGACGAGGAAAAAGGTTTATGGAAACTTTCTGAATCACGCATCACAGAAAGACATCGACACGCTGATTGATCAGATGACAAACATCGACCAGATCAAGCAGGTGAGTATGAAGTTTGACAACGGGCAAGTGCTATCAGCGCTGACAACACCGGAGTATTTTATGAGTTTTAAGAAGAAAGAATAACCCTTAACGAAACTCCCACGGGTTCTGCCCCCACTGTAAATCCCTCAACAACGCGTTCTTCATTGGCTTCTGGCTTATCGGCTGGCCCAACGAGGAACGCGTTTGTTGTTGTGCCAGCGCGCGGGCGAGCTCCATTGGATCGGGCATCTGAACACCCATTGACTGAGCCGTGCGAGAGGCACTGGCACCCGTGCGCCCTGTGGCTTCCGAGCGGAGGTCCTTCGGCGCGACTTTATCCGCCGCCATTGTGCTGACTTTGTTCACAAGGTCCTTGACATTCTGTGCCCGCTGAGCTTCCCGTTGGAGCGGGTCCATTTCCTCTGGCACAAGTCGATCAGCTTCCATAAGCAAGGCTCTTTGTGCAGCCGCTGGATTGACACTCATGGATTCCATGATCCGCTGTGCGGAGGTGTCCATGTCCCTTCTCGCTGACATCGCCTGCTTGTCCATGATCGCCGCGAGTTCTTTCCGTTTGAACTGCTGGCTGGAACGGAAGCCCAGCGCGCTGGCTGCCAAGCTGGCGTCTGGGTTGTCACGTTGGAAGTCTTCACTAAGCGCTTCCGCCAGGCGTTTGACCCCACCTGGACCACCAACAGTGAGTGCCTGCCCCACCGGCTGGCCTTGAGCCAACGCCCCGCCGAGCTTCCAGAGAGAATCAAACATCGCAACCGACGGTCCTAGCAAACTCTTCGCGCTCACCCCGTCGTAAGCATTGCTGCCGAGGAAGGAGCTGAGGGAGAGTCGGGAATGCATATCAGCTGGAAGGCCCAGGCTCTCCGTCATCGTTGCAGCCATGCCGTGGGTGAGGGTCCGTGTCAACAGAGGATCCCCCGTGAACTCATCCAGCGCGTTGAACATCTTTCCCTTGATGTCCTCATCCAGCATGTCTTCCATGAGGGCAATCCCTGCTCCAACGAATGGCAAGCCGAGAAGCCCCGCTGCACCGAGCTGAGCCAACACGCTGTATTGGAACGCCCTCTTAGCATCTTTGATCTGTGCTGGAGTGAGCTTATTCTTAAACGACTCCGCATCAAACCCGTGGCGATAGTAGATAGCCGCTTGGCTGAATCTCCCGCGTAAGAAGCTTGACAATGAGAACACCACATGCCCAGCTGCGCCAAGTTTACCAAACATCTCTGAGCGTTCAAGCCGGCCACCGGAGTTATTCGCTGTGAGATCAAAGAGTTCCGCCGAGCGGGTAGCTTTCACTGGGTCTTCTCCGTGCTTTCTTGCATTTCGATAAGCTGCAAGCAAAGTCACCACACTATTGTGCATAGTGAATTGTGAATAAATGTCCATACCTTTTCCCCAAAGATGGAACGGGCGTTTGACAATATCAATCAACTCTGTCTCCGGCTTTCCTTCAATCATCCTCTGCAACCGTACTTGTTTTGCTCCAAGCTCGTTTTGAATCTCGCTCAGCGGAGCCTTCTGATAACGATGGCTAAGGTTATGGAACATCCGTGCGATTTCCACATTGTCCCCTTCTTTACCATGAGCTTCCAGCCAGCTAGCGGAGAAGCCTTCAAAAGTTTCATCGCCAATCTTAATCGGTTTAGTCTCCCTCAGCACATTCTTAGCTCGCACCCGTTGAACCTTCAATACCTGTGCCTCAGACTTCAACATTGCCTTCAGAGCTCCAGGAATACTGTTCCCTTTAGCAGCAAGCTCGGCCACGCCAGAAACCATTGGCTGAAATAATTCTGCCATATGACCAGGCAAGTTCCAAGCAATATGCCACAGCGCGTTCACTTTATTCAAGTTCCTCGCCCATGCAGGGTCAGCAGTCTTGCTCTGTTCAAACAGTGCATTGAACTGATCCTTCGCTGTCTGCAAACCGTCAAGCTCTGGGTTCTTCATCCAGAAGTTCACTTTCGCATTCATTGCATGGTTAGACGCTGCTGAGATAGCTGCTGGCATATATTGCTGAAACTGGTCCCACCAGGTAAACCTTGTCAAGTCTCCAGAGAATTTAGTGCTCCCCGTTGGGCGGTAGAGCTCGCTACCATTCAACTCCCGAATCAAGATGTCCGAGGTTGAATGGTTAGCAAGAAGATTTTCCTTCTGCTCCGGTGTGAATCCCAAGTCCTTCTCAATCATTGACTTATAACTCGCTTCTCCAGACTGCATGACTTTCAGCAGTTCATCAGCGATGCCATATTTATCAATGAGCTTCTTGTCCTTCTCACGGATTAGGCTACCCTTTTTCACCCAGCCGGCTTCTAGCTTTGGAGCCAAAGCAGCGTCAAGTTCCAGCTGAGTGTCTCCATCAATAACATCTGGAGATTCCCCGTCTTTAGTGATCCTCTGCTTTAGTTTACCATAACGGCGCACCGAGATAAAGTTCGGATGCTTCGCATAGTAATCATCCAGCTTAGCAAGATGACCCTGAAGAACTCGGGCGTGCTCAAAAGTATTAACCCTATCAGCCTCGCTCAAGCCCGACAACTTCTGCATTGCTGAAGCAAGATCGTTAAGCTCCAGATCTTTAATAACCCCCTCAGCAATCAGCGGTGCAAGTTTAAATTGCGCCCGGTCAAATGATGCTCGCATGTTAATGATCGAAGCTAAAATATGCGTCGCCCTAACATGCGCTGACTCAGAGAATTTCTTTTGCGTGAACGCATTTGCCCGTTCTGTCTGAGCTAAAAACGTAGCCAGCGCGTGCTGGGCCTCTGGGTTAAACTGAGCCAACCGCCCACGGAGCTCTGAGCTCAACGCTTCCACATCCATAATCACCTTCTGAGGATTAGCCAATGGATCTTCCACACGGATCATCCGCTGGTTCTTCACACGGGCGTGAATCTGAATAGCATCATGTAGCTTGCTCAACGGCTCGGAACCAAGAACCCTCTTAAAAGAAGGATTAGTCATCACCACCTTATCTGAGGAATTAACCTCTCCAGCAATGATCTTATAATTCTCTGCAACCGCGTTGGCCACGTCAGTCTCTTTCTGAAACACTGCCATTGCAGGCTCCACAAGGCCTTCATGCATCCGAGCTAGGCCATGTAAGGATTGAACCACTTGACTGCCTCTATGCCACAGCCATGACTTAGGATCATCTAAAAATGGCTGCGCTCCAGCGTCATCACTCTTTGCAAACTGTGTGTCAGCAATCCCTGCCATCCGATCACTCGGCTGAATCGACAAGAACTCCTGGGCCTGTGCTGCATCCCACTCCGCCTGCCGGAACGACCGCCGGATGGAATCCATAAGCTTCTGCATATTCTTCGCAGCCTTATAGTCCTTCCCTCCCAGCTTCATCCACATTTGGGCACCTTTGAGCATATTCTGCATCCCTTGCACGCTCCACTCAAAGAACTCCCGGATGGGCTTTGGCAGCATAGCGAATGCAACTTTGGGCTGCCGAGCTTTCATCGTGCCAAATGCAAACATCGCCATGTTATTCGCCAGCCACTCGTTAGGGTCTGGGTTGCCTAGCACATCCCGCACACCGTCCATTTTAGCTAGCTCTTTATCCAAATGAAGCTCGCGAATAACATCCTCCACCGCCTTCTTCGCCTGTGGATCAGCCGCACTTACCCATTCCTGTGCGCGGTTAGCGTGGGCGAGAGCTTCCGGACCGTAGGAACCGTCGAGAGCTTTAGCGAAGGAGATGTGGGACTGCTCATGGGCGAAGATAAAACCAAGGCGGTCGGAGGCTCGAAGGCCCTGGAACGCTTTGGAGTTGATTAGGATTTGCTTGAGCTTGTAGGAAGCCGTGCCGTAGATGGTGCCTTGGTTCCGAGCGAAAAGGGTGTTGACACGGGGAGATGGATTGGAGATGTCGAAAGATAAACCAGTGATATTATCTTTAGCTTTCTGAGCCACCCAGGCCTCTCCAACCTTTGCAGCTTTCCATTCGGCACTGAGAGCTGAGGCGCGCACCGCAGCTTCTTGTTCAGTGCTGAACTTTAAGTTTTGAGGATCGGACGTGCGGAAGGTGGGGGAGCCGGAACGTTTAACTTCCCAGATTTCTTGGCCCTGTGAGTTCTTCCCTTTAAACTGAACCTTACCAGTAAACGCAGCAGCGGCTTGTTCAGCGTCCTCTTTCGTGTTAAAGTATTGATTCTTAGAGGTGTCAATGTTCTTATGCACCCCCATATCCACCTTCTCCCCTTCACTCCCTGTGAGCTTCCGCATTACGGAAGGGAGGGTGGTGTCGTAGTGGACATCGAAGCCAGCTTCACGGTCAAGCCTAAAGCCGTTTTCTTTTAACTGCTCTGTAGAAACTTGAAGAGCGTCACTTTGCAGATAAATCTCATAAACGCCGTCAACATTTCCCACAGCAAAGCCACGCTTGCTAGGATCGTTACCAAAAAACTTACGATCCATTTCAAGAGCTTTGTCTAAGGCTTGATTCTGCTCGGAAAACGGGCCGAGTTTCAAGTTCTCCTTGCCGTCCAGCTTCTCTGTAATCATCGCACTCTTTGAATCCGACAGCACAATCTTCGTCACACCCTGCTTCTGTGCTTCCTTGATGAGAGATTTGAGTATGAGAGAGTGCTGGACAGGCAGCAATGGGTGTCCTGGGATTTCACGATACTCGTCTCCAGGGATTACACCAAACTCGTCTTCCAATCGAACTCTCTCAGCTTGATCGACTTTTAGCTGCTTGTTCTTGGCTTGCCCCCACCTTGACTGCTGTTCCCCCACAAACATCACCTTCTCCCCCGTCACTGGATGCGGGACGATTTGAACCATAGCCCAGCCGAGAGTGTTTGGGAGGTTTTCGTGGAGGTTGTCGGGGTGCCACAATGTAATTTCTTTGTCTTTATTGCGACTTTTCAGTATACTGGCCTCATTTGCAGATTCAACAACACTATTAAGAGCAACAGAAAGATTGTTAAGCTCGACTTCTTGTCCAGCCGTATTGTCTTTGAGCTTAACAATTCTGCCTTCTTGATCTCGAACAGGAGAATAATTTCTGCGCTGCAACTCTTGAATAGCTTCTTGTTCTTGCTTTACAAACTCTTGGTTTTCACCAAGTTTATTTGGTAACACCACATCCACCCGCACCACAGGATACTTCTTCGTGTCGAATGGGGAGATGGTGTTGTAGTAGGCGGTTGCGCGTGGGCCGGTGTCGCGGGGTTCTTTGGCGACTTGAGAGCTTAAAGTGGCATACTCAGAAACGGTCTCTGGTCTCACGCCAAAGTCAACAAAGAGCCTCTGACTGATTTTGTTCTGAATGTCGGGAAACTCGACATTATTGATAAAGCCTTGCACATCAGCCTGCGCCTTCTGAGGAAGCGTGTCAAACCAGTCGTGTGTTAACTTATCCAGCTTACGTTTTGCCTCACTGGAATTGCCATCCTGCCCATACGTCACCACCTTCACCTGCTCACCCACTTTCCCCAGCCCGTCCCACAGCTTCTGCAAATGCACGGCATCTTCCCCTCTTGAGTCTTTCCCAAAAGCCTCCGGCACTAGTTGCTTATAAAACGCTACTTCATCTTTCTGCAAGGGCGCGCCAAGATCCCCACCGTTCACTCTGAACGCCAGCTCTGTCATCATCCCCTGCTTATCACCAGCCAGTGGTTTACCGTTTGGGCGCTGGATAGCACCGTTGCGAACCTCCGCCATCCCAAAGTCAAACGAACCGGCAGATGCACGGGCGAACTGGGTGTCACCCTTCGCACTCACCATCTTCCCCACCCCGCTATACAGCACCTCCGGGTTATTCAGCAGCTTCGCCAAATCCACCAAGTCCATGCCCCAAGCGGGCGAGCCTTCCTGCACAACCTTCGACATGATATTCCTCGCAAACGCCTCCACCCGCTGGAGTTCCCCATCTGGCAGCGGCACCAAGTGCTCCGTGCCATTCTGGTCCACAGCCTTAGCCCAGTCCTCTGCGCGGAAGAAGTCCCCATCAAGCGGGATGACTTCCTGCTCGATCTTGTTATCGGAGAGAATCTTGGTGAGCAACGGGTCCTCCCCCGTGTCGATCTTAACCGAAGGCTTTTCACGGATAGCTTTATCCCTAGCTTCTTTCTTAATCGCAGCCTCAGACTCCGCTTTCGTCCGAGCATCATACTCAGGAGATGCCTCGATTAGATTACGCCTTGCAGCCTTAGCTGCTGTTGTGTTACCAAGCGGGCGCAGCAAAGTGTCATCGCCAGTTCTGTAAAACTGTTCAACCACAGCGCGGACTTCCGGCGTCCAAGCGGGAGGCATGGAAGCAACCAAGCGTTCTATAGTTGTGGGTTCAACTTGAGGAATCGCAGCTTCCACAGGAACCTCAGCTTTCACCTCCGGTTTAACTTTTCTAAGCTCATCAAAAGCAGCCTGCCTAGCATGTGCTTGATCCATTTGATCCAAAATAACAGTCTGTTGCTCTTGCAGGCCAGTCAAATCCTGCTGACGACCTTCTGTCTGTGCTTGAGTGAGCTTGCTAGAGAGCGAATCAAATTCGGCCTGGAGTTTACCTAGTTGCTCTGAAAGGCCTTTCTGCACAACAGGTTCCATCATTGGAGCATTGTCTGCCTCCATCTCTTTGATCCCAGCTTCGACAGGATTCTTCTGTCCCTCACGTCGAGCCTGCTTAGCAGCCTTGCGGACTTTAGCCATATCCGGCACCGCACCCCTCGCCAAGCTCGCAGCCACCGCCAACTCCACCCGCTTATCCGGCGTGAAGTTCATCGGCTTGCCCGCATACAGGTCTAGATACTCTTGGAACAACTGCTTGTTCAAAGGCTCCAATCCCGCTTGTTGGCGGTGAATATCCCGCACAAGATCAACCCCGTCCAGTGACAGGAACGAACTCTTCAGCGCAGCGGCATAGTCCCGCTGGTCGATGGGAGTGTCAAGGAATTCTCCCAGGTTCAAATCCATCAGCACCCGTGGCAGGCTCTCGTCAAGATTGATTGGCGTGGCCATCTTGCCCACCGCTGCATTATACTTCGCATCCAACACCGCCTTCCCAGCTTCAAACTTATCCACGATCTTCTGAGCGTCTATCGGTAATTCCTTATTACCGAGGACTTCTTTCATTCCCACCCATTCAGAACCAAAGGCTCCACCGCGCTGGATAGCCGGGAACATGGCCTGGGCTTCAGGCACGCTGTCACGGAAGGCATTCCACTCAGCAGCGAACTTGGATTCTTCCTCTGGCAGTCCGAATTTCTTCGCGTTAAGGGCGTCCCGAATGTCCGACGACCTCATGGTGATGTCCGCAATGTCAAGGCCGTATTTCCGGCGGAGTTCTTGCTGCTTGATAGGGTCATCACGGAAGAGTTTAAAGGCAGCTGCGGCTTCAACGGCGCGCTGTTCGCCTTGGGAAAGATAGACCGAAGGAGCTTCAGGGGATTGATAAGTAGCTTGGCCAATCTGACGATTTCCCATCGAGCCAGCAAGGTCAGCCACGCCGAACGGAATGTTGGACACGAGATTGGCGAACAGATAGTCCCTATTGAACACCGCATCGGTGCCTTGTTGGATCACGTCAAGCCCAGTGAAACCCACGTTTGCAGCAGCCTCACCACCGAGATAACCGAGGACTTTATCCATTGGGCGGTCAAGGCGGGTGAAGGATTTGGTGGTCTGGCCGATGAGGCCGTCAGTGAAGCCTTGGCCTTTGAGAATCGCATCATCCGCTGCATTGAGAGCTTGTCCAGTCCATTTAGTCCCTCCAGTAAAGCCCATGTTTTGCAGAACCTTCGACCGAGCTGCAAGGTTCAGCGCCGCTGTTGATCCAGCCCGTGACAGTGCACCACCAACTGACGGAGCAGCTAAGCCAATGGCTGCATCCAATGGGCGGCCAGACTGTTCATAAGCGTTAGCCCCGCTGAGAAGGCTCGTAGCTCCGAGGCCAATGGCCCCCGCGATTGGAGCTGCACCGCCAGTCACGGCAGCGCCAACTGTCATTGGCAGCATATCAACCGCCATGCGGGGAAGGCTCTTGCCCACCGAGCGGGAGGTGTCTGGATTGATCCCGAACTGATCACCCAACCAGCCGGTGGCGGAACTTGTCCATTCATCCACAGGGCCGCTTTCAACAAGGTTGGAAAGATCAGCACTTCTTGAGCGCAACGAATTCCCCAGCCACCCACCTTCCGCCACGCTCTGATAGCTCGGATCACCAGTAAGGTTCATCGCCCTGCGGGCATAAGTCGCAAGGGACTCCTCAGGCGTGACGATGCCTTGGGTTTTAGCCTCGTTGAAACTGTTGTAGATTTGCTGGAAGGTGGGCATGGGGGAGGTGGGTTAGCGAGCAATGTTGCGATAAGCATCAAGCAAGGAGTTCGTTCCTTGATAGTCCGCAGGATTGATCCAAGGGAATAGTAACTGCAAGTAATCATAGTCATTCACTCCAGGCCAGATGTCTGAAATTCTTGCATTCATGTTTCCACCGTAGCCTTTCAATTTACTAAGGGCTGCTGTTTGATCAAAGGAAAGAGGCGTTGGACCATTAAATTGTGCAAGCTCAGGTGGCATATAAGGCGCACGGTGCTCAAAAGGGCTAACATTCCTAGCATCATTCTGCATACTCTCCATATTGTTACGGAAGAGCTGTGGTCCTTGTGGAACATCAGGATCACCACGCGAAGTAGGTGAAGAAGGTAAGCTAGGATTCTTATAACCCTGGAAGAGATCCCCACCCGGTGCTCCCGCACTCCCATCGCGTCCAGCCAATGCCGCGTTAGGAGTGACACCAGGTGAGGAAGATTTAGGAGCAGGAGGGACGAAGAGCTCACTGCCAGCGCTGGAACGAGCGGTGTTGGCCATCGCATCACGGAATCCAGCTTGCTCGCCTCGCGTGGCCGTGCCACGGTTGATAGCATTATCCTGGCTCCACGGCTCATTAGACCTCACAGGCTTCGTAGTCCCAATCACCCCACCCTTCCCATCAAACAGCGACATGTATCCGTCATTCCCCTTTACCAAGTTGGGATTAGCTGACTGGATTCCACGGAGGGCCTTGCGCTCCTGGATGGCAGACTGCGCATTACCGAGCATGTCGCGCTTGCCTTGGGCGTCGTATTGAGCTTGGCGGTCGGCGGCACCTTTAAGATGAGGGTTCTGGCCGTAGAACTTGTCCAGGCCTTCTAGCGTGCCCTGACCTTCAATGTTGCCAGACATCGTGCGGCGGACGATGGGCTTCTTGAATCCCTGTGGCGATGGCATCCCCTGCATCCCACGGTAGAGAGCATTGATTTCGTCCACGCCGGAGTTGTTTTGCTGTTGAGGTTGCTGCCTGCGAGATTTAACCCGTGCAACGGTCTTACGGTCTTGCTGCGGTGTCGCCGTTTCCGACTTAACCCAGTTACCTTGTGCGTCCTTTGTCCATTCGATTTTGCTGCCCATATTGTTAGTTTGTGAAGTTGTTATTTAGGAAGAATGTTAAGCCGAGCTTGGTCGTTGGGAGAAAGCGGAGGCGGAGTTAGATCAATGCCTCGTTTCATAAGCATCGCACGAAGAATTGCTTCTGCAGGATTGCTATACTGCTTGGTTACTGGATTAATGGTTGGAGGCAGCAATCCCAACATATTAATAGTTTGCTCATCCTGCATCAGGCCCTGTTGTCCAGTTCGCTGGGTCAATTCAACCCCGCGCATGCCATAGTTCCCCTCTTCCATAGCCAGTTGCCGTGGAAGGGCAGCCAGCTTAACCTTAGCTTCCTCTTGCTGCAACTGCATAGCGGCCAGTTGCATAGGGTCTAGTTTAGCGTTGCGTTCTTGCTGTGCCCGCCAACTTTCCTCATCAAACCCTTGCCTGCGGTTGAACTGCTCCCCCTGCTGGGCGAACTGCTGCTCGTCAAACATATGCCGCTGGTCAAACTGTTGGCCCTGCTGAGCCATTTGCTGCTGGCGGAGGGCAAGCTCCTGTTGTCCAAGCTCCAGATTGCCTTGTTGCGCCCTGCGTTGATTAAGAAATTGGAGCATCTGCATTGCTTGCCCCATTGGATCGTAGTTGATATTAGGATTCATAAGTCAGAAATGTGAATTGAGCCTTCAGTTGAGTCTTGATCGAGAGAGATGAGGCCAGCGAGCGCCTCCTTGGCCTCCTTAATCGGCGGAGGAAGCGCACCTTCTAAGTTGGACACAAAGAGAGAGTTCAACCTGTTAGCCTCAACCATTGTTTGGAAAATCAAGTATTCACTCCCATACGTGGTCCACCAATCGGTGTTAGCATCGAGGCTCCAATCGGTCCACCAGAAATACCCATCAACAATGACGGTCTGAGCAGCTGTGGGCACAGGATTCAGCGAAGCCCTCTGCCCGTCGATGATAACGAAATTTTGGCTCAACAGCGGATCATCGCTCGTCGAAACCGACGCATCACTTGCATAGCGGTCTGCCGCGTGCATCGGAGCGTCCATGTAATCTTGGCGAGCATAGACTTGAGCGAGCTGGTCCTGGGTCACTGCCCGTAGAACCCGATCCACTCCGCCAAACTCCCCATCGGCTGAAGTGCCAGAGCACCTCAGGGACCAGTTTTTCACCTTCCTCATCACCACGGTGGGCGATGGGACGGAAAACCAAGTCGGCGTGGCCCAGCTTGCCGACGTGGTAATAGAGAGGTAGCCCCGTTTCCGGCAGACAGAAAAGTCGTGGAACTTCTCAGCGGCTTTTCTCGCGTTGTTTAACGCTAATAGCAGCATGTCCACCTCTGTGGCGCCAGTCCCAGCCACGAAGTCCGTTACCGGCTTGTGGAGATACTTGGCAACAAGAGCTTTGATCTGTCCAATAGTCATAGGGCTACCTCAGGTTGTTACGGGTTATGCGTGGCCTCGAACGCCCAGAGCGCCAAATGCCTTATGTTTGACCGTTGAGCGGTCATTGTTAGGCGTGCCGGTGGTGCGCTTGGCGCTCTCGCGAGCTCCTGGCTCCAGCATCTTGGTGTCTTTCACATCGCGGGCTTTTGAAGGCGCGCCATCATAGCTATCCATTGCAGTTTTCATTGTGTGTTGTGTTTGTGGGTTTGAGTTTAGACTCCCCAGACGGTCAGTCTGAAGGTGCCGGTTGCGGCGTAGGGATCGTCACGACTTGCGTCGGTGGCATTTGCAGGGTTGTAGAAGAACAAATACGCACCTGCATAGGATGGACACGTCGGCAATGCACGAGAGTCATCACTCTCTTGCGCCCACGTGGAACCCAGCAGTTTCGTAAATCCCAGAGTTGCTGCGTCGATTGTGTCGGTCGCATCGCCCTGGCCTGTCAATACAAGCGTAAGCTGCTTGTAAGTGACCTTAATTGGTGTCGCCATGTTAATCCAGCCTGTGGAGACTGTAACGGCGGAGGAAGCAAGATCAGCCATAAATTACACTGTAACGTCAGTGATGCCCTCCAGGTACATGTGGTTCTCTGGAGCCTTGAGCACAAGACCACCTTCACCGAGATATTCGTCCTTGCGGCCGTCATCGTCGTTGTTCTGGCGATTCTTGAGCAGAGTCAGCTCGCTGTCCTGGAAATCCGTCCAGCCCGTGCAGCCCATGTCAATGACAAAGCCACTAGAGCGGAGAGACGTGCGCTGGAACAGAGGATGACTCTTGAGATAGAGAATGCCAGATGGCGATTCCCACTCAGTGATGTTCATCCCGTAGGACTCTTCCTTGGTCCTCAACGTGGTGGTCTTGTAGCTGTTAAGCTTGAAGTACTTCTGGAACACATTGTAGAGCGTCGGGCCGCAAAGCATGATCTTCTCAAATCCGCTGTCAGCGGTGTTGTCAAACGCACGACGTGCAAGCATTTCCAACTGGTCACAAGTGACCGCCCCGTTGATCTTAATCACACGCTTGAGTTCCTCAGTGGCCCAGCTGGACGACGTGATGTCATCACCGCCGAGACGGTAATCAAAGATACCACCGTTGCCGATGTCACCCTTTTCATACTGTTCGAGGAACCACAGGATACCACCCATCGTCCGATTCGGAGTGGACTGGCCGTTCTGGTTGGTCACCGTGGCGACCGAACGATGCGAGAAGAAGCAAGCCATTTCCATAGCTTCGGTGACCCTCAGGGCACCCTGCTTAACCGCGCTCTCATACACACCCGACTTATCAAACCGTTGACCCTCTTTCAAGGAGTTACGGCTGAACGGTCCAATGGTCTCACGGAAGATCTGAGTGTAGTTCTCAATCTCCACCGGGAACTTATAACCACCCTGACGGGAGCGATCGTTCTCCGCACTGGCTTTGCCGATTACCATAAGTGTCAGGCCGTTACCATCGGTGTCATTTGTGACACTTGCAACGGTAGCGAGCGCGCGGATAACCAGCGTGTTGGCGGTCGTGTCCAGCGCAGTAACCGTGCCCTTGAGTTCAAGGAATGCATTGGCCGCAGCGTTTGGCACGCGTTTAAACCACACGACATCATCGACGCGGAACTTACTCGCATCTGTGACAAACACCCCGTAGGATGTGCCGGCGGTGAACGTCCAACCAGCAGCAGCCGCCGACACCGTCAGCGCACTATTGGTAAACGGTCCTGCCCCACCGCCGCCGAGGGAGCCAGAGGTGAGCGTGGTGCTTTCCGCGTGTTCGTGTGCCTGTTCCCACCAGCCGAATTTCGGCTTGTCCGTTTCGTCACTCTCCATCAAAGAAAGAAGGTAAGTGAAGATAGCTTTACCTTGTGGATATTTCCAAAAGATAGAGCGAATTGATTTTTCTGAATACGTTGCCTCAAGGTCTGAGGACGACATTAGTCCGAGCATATTGTTGTGTTATTGAATTGTTTGTTAATGAAGGTGATCCAGGAATGACCTCGCACCGGAGGAGCCTTGCACTGGGGCAGGACCTGAGGAGCGGCGGGTTCCAATGCTGGATGCTTGCCGCTGGGCGTTACCTTTGAGGGAGAACGTCGGGTCGACAGCACGGATCTTTTGTCCAGCGAGTTTAGCAATGGCGGTCTGAACGGCACTTTTGGAGCCGTTAGGTGGAGCATATCCGCTGGCGAGCAGTTCTTGGATAGCATCAGTGATCACCTTTTTCTTCCCTGCCAGAGCTGGGAACTTTGTCTCAACATGTTTCGTGAGCGTCTTGATTTTGGCATCGCGCTGGAAAGCGTCGAAGGCTGCAACTTGCTGTTGCATTGGGGAGAGGGCGCCCTGCATGAGCACCTGGCTGGAGGTCACAGCGTGTCGCGCTGCACCATCGAGCATTTCTTGAAGAGCGGCCATTTTAGCCGCCGGTGGGGCTTCAGCGTCGAAGATCTTTTTGATATGATCCTCGGTGACCTTGAAGCGTTGGAGCCTTATGTCGATCTCCTCTTGGGAGAACTGTTGGGGCTGTTGTCGTTGGGCTGCAAGAGCAGCCTCAACGCCGAAGCGAGCGGCATCGGCAGGAGTGAAGGCGGGCACTGTGGGCTCCTCGTCTTCATCGAGATCGTCTTCAACCTCTGTGGTTTGAAGATCAACGTCTTCATCGAGATCTTCATCGAGATCATCATTTATGGCAGGCATATTATTGTGGGTTTTGTGGGGTTAGTAGAGCTTGAAGCTCTTGATTGCGCTGCGTGAAAAACGTAGCGAAGTATTCTTGTTCCGACAGAGCACCGATAAGGCGCTCGCGGGTTATGAAGTCTTCCAGGTTAGATGGAGTAATATTGAGGAGAGTAAGAAGGCTCTGGGCTTTCTTCTCCTCATTCTCAGCTAAGAAGAGCTGAAACTCCGGATTCTGGATTAACTGCTCCAGGGAGAGCAGCGACTGACGCACCTGACGGTGAGCCTCCTGGGGCGAGGGATTGTTCATTGACTGGTGGTGGGGGTGGGAGACGGAAGCGGGAAAGATTCTTGATACCCCGGAGGGACTGGACTTCCTCAATCATCGCGACGAGGTCTAGGCCGGTGGAGGCGAGCACCTCAGGGTTGGAAGCAAGGATACCAATAAGCTCTTGAAGCGATTGTGCGATGTAGTTCTTCTCGCTGGACAGCGTGCCATCATAGGAGAAATAGTCCTCATTAGCCACCAGCATCGCAGGGTTCATAGGATGGAACAGGTCCCACACCTCAGCCGCATCCATCGGCCCGAGGATTTTCTCGAAAGTCTCAAAGGACAGATCCTGTCGGCAATTAAGCAACATCTTCCGCCCCTGTGGAGATAGCGCGTCCATCCAAATTGTAATGGCGTTAAGCTTCATGCGGGAAGCTGCACCAGCATTGGCTGCACGGTTCTCGGTAGCACTCCGGCGACCCGTGGCAACCTGGCCCATTGAGTTCTCATTCACACCACTGACCGTCTGCATCATCCGCATGATCGACTCAGCGTCTTGCAAGTGTGTTGTGGTAGGGTCCACCGTGCGAAGCTGCTGCAAGAACTTATCAACACCCAGCCTTGGGGTGTTCTTCTTCATCATGATATACTTGTTCCCCGCGGTCAGGGTGGCAACGTCAACAAACGTGGGATCAACAACAATTCGACCCTCAATGTTCTGTCGCACCGCAGCGATGCGGGCATTGAACAACCAAGTAACCACCTCCTGCATGGGGTCAATAAGCATCGAAAGACTGTCCGACAGCTCCGTGTGCTGATCGGGAGACATTGTCAAGATGTCATATGTAAACTCCCGATGTGGAGCGTTCAACGGCTCAGCGGAAAGCATCCGGTTGTCATTCGCCAGCGTGAAAACCCACAGTTCCTGCTGTTTGCTGTCGGTTAGCTCATAGTCACTAGGCACAATCTTGGCCTGGACCGTGGTAACCGCCACCATATAGTCTTTATTAGCCGCGCCCTTCTTTTGTGCAGCAGGTTCAATCCCCGTGAGCCGGTTCATCTCAGCCCGCTTACCCCAATGCTCCCGGAGGAAAGGGCTAATATGCTCCGTACCAGCCAGCTTCCCATTCTCTTCCATTTCCCGAAGGTCTTGAAAGTGAAAAGTAGTCTCATCAGCAGCAAAGCGCCCTTCCTTCCAGCGAGCAAGCGGCAACCGCGTGTCGTAGAAGAAGCTCCACGGGGAAATGTTCTCCACATAGTTGCCCTCGTAAGCAATCACTTCCTCGGTCATCGGCGCTGACAAACCTTGGGGACTTTCTAACGACATCCCGGAGTTGAGGTCAAAGAGCATTGACAGAGCGTCGATCTCAGGCTCGACTTCAAAGGAGTCATATTTCCACGAGGTTTTCATAACCCCGATGTTAAATCGGGCCATGTCGAGCAGTGCGGCGACGAGCTTGGACTGGTAGTTGGTTTGGCGGAGCTCACGGTCGATCACAGCTTGGCAGGCGTCACGGACCTTGCCGTAGTCCTCACTGCCGGTGGGGGACAGTTCAAAGATGGAGTCTTTCTGGGTGTAGGCGAGGAACAGGAACGTGACGAGAGTGTTGACTTGGGCGTATGACATCGGCACTGTCATCTTCTCCGGCTCGCGTTTGTTGCGTGCGCGGGCATCGTCAGCATCACGGGAACGCACCGAGCGGTAAACGTCCAGGGCTTTGTCCCAATCCGTGTAGAACTTGGACATGGATGACCGCGAGCGGTTAACGCTCTTCACGAGATACTGCCGGAGGGCAGCGATCATCGGTGGTTCGATCTCCTGGGAGAGAAGCTTTGTGATTTCGGGGGTCATTGGAGCATTGGAGCTTTAGGCAACTGGAATTTAGGAACCTGGAAGCCAGGCTGTTGGCGCAAATAGTTAAGAATCATGGCTTCTCGTGCTGGATTTGCCTTTGGCTGGCCTTTCCAATTCGGATCACCAGGCCAAGTTTGCCCAGGAGCCGATCCAGTTTGATAAGGCAAAGCCTGAATTTCATCATCAGTCATAAGAGCTGCGGCTGTTGTCATCCCTTTACTCAAATTAAACTCACTTAAAGGATCTGTAGGCGGCCGCGAATTTCTATTGATTACTGACATGGCAGCGCTTAGGCCAAACTGCTTCTGTAATTGCTCTTGTAAGCCGGGAATAGAAACTAATTGCTGAAGAACAGCGTTGTAATCATTAAGTTCCATAAAGTTAGGCAGCTATGCGGGAAAGGTTTCCTCCACTAAAGGAAGTTAAGTCACAGGTTTCATTGGAGTAACGCAGCACCCGCTGGTCGTATTTCGCGTCCTGTGGATCAGCCCATTCAAGGCCAATCGTGCAGGCGCGGTAGAAACATTCCATCATGTGGTCGTCTTTGTCAACTGGTTTTTCTTTGTCTTTATCCCACACGTAGGTGTAGAACTCTTTGAGAGTGCGCGTGCAACAGGAATTAACGTAAATGAATCCCGGCTGGTTGAGTGCCTGCTTGGCTTTCGTGATCCCCGAGCGAAGCTCCTTGGGGGCTGGTTCAACCTCAAGATTGTGCTCCAGGAAAACATCCGCAAAACACCTCCCATCGGTGGGATTGGGGGTAAAAGCGGCCGGTTCAATGAAGATTCCATGGGGAACCCGTGTGCCAAGGGTCTCAATGATCCCACCACACAGCCCAGAAATCAATCCATCAAAGGTAGAGAAGATTTCATTGTAAAGAAAAGCCTGCCCAGTCGGCGCAGTTGCCCAAAAGTGCACCGCATGGGGTGTGCGCGGATGGGTGTCGATAAAAACTCGGATCGTATAGTTAGCTGGCGGTTGGTCAAAATCTTTCCACCCAATAGGCAAATCAGTATAAACATGACGATCTTGGTCAAACTCTGGATAGACAAGTCCTTGCGAGCTTTTAGGAAGACCATAGATGCGGCTCTGCCGAGTAGCTGTATCAAGGCTAGAGCAAAAGTCATCAATCCCTTCTTTCGACACCGTGGTGTTGTCATAGGACGAACCCGTGAGTGTCCACGGGCGAGAGTCCTTCTTCAAATCGCCTTTCTCCCACACAAACCCTTGCTCAAACGAATTCTTCATCAGCTTAACCGGCAAGAATTCCTCATTAATCCACTGCTCGCTGATCGGCGTGCAAGTAAACCAAGCGCTTCCGTGGGTATCGATGAGACCACGTGCATTAGCCTCCCACATCTTCTTCGGAATCGGCTCATCCACATGAATCCAGTCCCACTGGGAGGACTCCTGGCCCAAGGGATTGCTCATATAACTCTTAACCGTATCCAAATAGATCGTCGACACCCCCCCGAAGATATTCTTAACCTCAATCATCGAGATCTCTCCCGCTTGATTCTTATGAACATGGCCAATACGATCCTTTGGAATCAGCTTGAAAAGCTTCCCTTGAGCCTGCCCCTCTTCACGATTCGTGAAAACCTCGCTCGCCTTATCCCAATCCGCCACTAAAATTAACCCTTTAGTGGACCTACTGGGTATTCCAAGACTACGCACGGGGTCAGATTCATCAAGCCACAGTCTCGCACCGATGGCGAAGGCGACGTCCTCAGCAGCACCGCAGGTGGACTTGCCGAAGCGGTTGCCTGTGCGGAGGTAACGGCGCTTGTGATTGCCGGCGGCGTGGAAGAGGGATTGCTTGGAGTGCGGGCGATAGGCGTAAAGGCCATAGGCTGAGCGGAGCTGGCGAAGACGGCGGAGCTTGGAAAGACGGTCCTGTAGATCTGGGTCAACGGTGGTGGGGATGGTCATGGGAGGATTCTAGCTAAGTGCCTTGACGTGGGTCAAATATTGTTACGGAGGTTAAGCAAGACTGCGAGCAAAGAGGACTCCTTCATTAGTGGCCAGCTCAGCCATTGCACGCCATTGCCTTGCGTTATGTTCAAAGGAGAGTTTGGACATAAAAATAAGAGCCTCTTTGAAGTTAGCGTTGATAACGAGGGCCTGAGAACAGGCAGTGCGAGCGTCATCGGAGCGTTTCAGATGGCTGTAAAGCTTGGAGAGATAGAGATAAGCGTCAGCTCGCTCCGCTAGGTGGCTGGAATGCTTGATGCAAAGTTCAAAATGATGAACGGCAGCTAGATAATTCTTGCTGTGTAAATGTTCTCTGCCCGCGTAGTAGTTCAGCCGAGGGGCTAATGGGTTAGAGGCTAGCTCTTTTGAAAGTATGCGAAGAACTCGATTTGGATCGGTGTTGTGGTTTTCGGAGTGCCCGAGAAACATACGGCCCACTGGCGCGCCCATGTCGTTGATGTTAGTCCCTTCGTGGCAGGCCCCCGTGAATTTCACGCCCGCATTGAGGCGGATGATCTTTGGGTAGACATAGGTGTATTGTGTGTTGCCTTCGTCAGAGATTAGACAGCTGTAAGTACGCCGCGACCAAGGGGCCGCTTCTAGCGTGGAACGGATTTCACTCACCGAAGTTTCCGACATGAAGTCATCAGCGTCAAGACAAAGAACCCAGTCACCAGTGCAGTGAGATAAGGAAGCGTTGCGGGCGTCGGAAAAGTCATCCTTCCAGGTATAAAGCTCTTTCAGAAACCGCACATTGGGCAGGCCCAAACTAGCAACCACGCATTCAGTCTCATCTGTGCTCCCAGTATCGAGGATCACAATCTCATCCGCAGTCTTCACGGAAAGGAGGGCGCGGGCGATGAGCTTTTCCTCATTCTTACAAATAATTGCAACAGATAACTTCATGGGATGACGACGGTGATGGTCTGGGTGGTGTAACTGGATGTTCCAAAGTTGATGGAATCGACATAGGTAATAGAGGCTGTGCCAGTTCCGATGCCGGTGGGGCCTGTGGAACCAGTGGAACCAGTGGGACCAGGATCACCTGCGGGGCCTGTGGGTCCAGCGGGTCCTTCAGGTCCATCAGGCCCCGTGGGTCCCTCCTGCAGTGTAAAGTAAAATCCTACCGAAGTCCCAGCCAACGAGCACGAAGCCTCCGCAGGGCCAGTGGCTGTGGCGATCACATAGGCATCAGTGATAGCAACAGGGAGGGTGAAGTCGAATTGAAGCACATCGTCAATCACCTCGACATAGGCTTCAGCTGACTCTCCGGTGCCTACCGAGTGAATGGCTGCGCCCAAAGCAGGGCCAGTGGGGCCAGGGCCAAAGGTGAACTCAAACTCAAGCATGTTAGTGGCTATATTTAACTCTACACTGGCGGAGCTAGCAGGGCCTGTGGTGCTACTGACAACATCAGCGCCAGCCAAGGCATAAAGCGTAAAGTTAAACTGAAGATCAGTTCCCACCAAAGCGACGGACACGTCTGGCTCGGCTGCAGTTGCAGTGGCAATAATTGTTGCAGTGTCAACTCCGGTGGGACCTGTAGGACCAGTAGGACCTGTAGGACCAAGTGGACCGGTGGGGCCTGTAGGACCTGTGGGACCCGCGGGTCCTGCGGGGCCAATAAAAGACCCCACACCAGATGATATAACAACTCGCGGCGACGGTGTTTCTGCACTCTCGGCGCCGCCTTGAAACTCGGCAAACGCAATCGCAGGCCGATCAATGTTCCGCAGATAATCCCAATCGGGGATCCTTTGAAGACTAGAGTAAGCGTTCATGTTCCAGGGGCGTAGGCGATTACACTTCTCCTTAGCCAGCCACCGGCTTCTGGTTCCTGGCGATCAGAGATGGTGACGGTAGAGGGCCAGTCGATTACTGTCGTAGCAGGGATGGTATAACCGAGGTTTCCAGTATCTCCCCAGGTTGGATGGTCTATTGAGCCCGCGGTAACGAGGTCCACCGGGCCGTAGGATGGATGGAGTGTAGGGTGAAGATGGTATTCGTTTTGATAGTAAAGAATGTCAATAGGCAGTGGCTTCATCACTGTCGCCGGAACGGTAATAGTATGAGGCTGTGCGGACCAAATCTCCGTTATGACTGTCTTGGTTGGGCCGTTGTAAGTCTTCAGCGTGGGCACCCAGAAGTAGTCAGCCACATAGCCAGAGACGTGGTATTTAGGCTGGGCAACAATAGCTGTTAGCACGTCTGGCCAAGGGTAGCTCTCGATGATATTTGTACGGGTTCGCGCAGTGCCTGCTGTGGCAGGGCCGAAGAGAAAGGCAGAGCGCCCCACAGGTGCCTCATCAGGGCCGATGTAGACGTAGGCATTCCAGCCATCATCAAGGCGTTCCTTAGCATCAAACGCCCAGTTCGCGTAAGTTACGCCGAGCGTAGGAAAGTTTGAAGGCTTGATGTGGATGTCCTGCACCGTGATGCGGAAGATCCGCTGCGTCGGGTCGGGAGTTCCGAGGGTTTGAAAGAGAGTCATGCTAGACGGTGAAGCGGATTCTGCATTTGATTTGTTCAACACGGCGGGACTTGCGGAGAACCGCGCCGCCTTCTCTCGAGCCTTGGCCATCGGTGTTGCCCTCGATCGTAGGAACCCGACCGTCAACAGGCGGTCCTGTGGCAATACCAATATGGGAGAACGTGAAAACCACAATGTCACCCGCCTCGATGTCCCCGTGGTGAAGGCGCCTGGTCTGGGTGGTGTTGTCCTGCCTGAGTGACCACTGCTCGAAGGCCCAAGCACCAGCAGTGGTCGGACGTTTGAACCCAGCAGTTTCTTTGATGCCACACGCATTCATAGCCTCCCGTGTAATAAAGCACACAAAAGCCGCGCACCAAGGCCACTCCTCATCAGCAGGAAGATTGGTAGCTGCTTTGTATTGGTTCACACGGGGACCACAGTTGGTCCCGTCAATCTCTTCAACTCCGACCTCTTTATTGGCGAGGACAACCATTGCTTGGGACATTTTCATTTGGAGGAATTACTTTGGGAAAAGAATGCTTTAAGACTGGTGCAGCCAGCGACAAGACCTGCGAGAACAAGGGCGACAACATGCCGAGTATCCAGCACCTTGTCACCCTCCAACACCAACACAACAGGTGACAGTGCGGAAATTGTGAAATAAAGGCTACCTTCAAGCACAACAAGCTTGAACGGCTTCGTGGCCACCTCAACAGTAGCGGTTTCAGTTATAGAATTCATAGATTACTTTCCAATCTGGGTTAATCGTTCAATAAGCTGGATGAAGTTTTCCCGTCCGAGGATAAAGGCGAAGGCGAGGAAGGCGCTGAGGGACTGCCAGGGATTATCAACGACCAGTCGGACCCAATCGGTTTTGGCGATAACCTCAAGCTTTCCATCGTCTCGAGCCCTGGATGCTCCGGCCCCAACAACAGGGACGGCGTGGACGGTAAAGCACTGGAACTGCCCACGGATGGAGTAGGCTCGAACGTGGAGATTGATCCAAATGGTCTCGTCATCCTTGCGGATGTAACGTTTGAGCATTGTGTACTCGTCACGGGTATGCTCGTAAACCCGCTTGGTTCCAGCAAGGTCTCCGGCAATGTCCTTTGGATGGGTGATGTCCTGCCATTTAAGGGCAAGGAGCTCGTCCTCCGCATAACCAGTGAGTTCGCAATAGCTGCTATTAACATGCAGAAAGCCACCGCCATTAGCCACAAGTGCACATGGAATGGGAGACTCGTCGAAGAAGCTGGCACGCCAGAGTGAACTTGGAAAATCTTGTAACGACATGTCATAGCAGCAGGGACTTGATTAGGAAGCACGTTCGCAGGCTCCAGTGCCGGAGGTAAGCGTGAGAGTGGTGAACCTCATCGGGCGATAAAGGCCAGCGGGCAGGGTCTTGCCCACAAGGTCTGCATCACCCTCATACCCCGGCTCATAAGTAATAGCGGCAATCACCGTGGCAGTCCACGCTTGATAGCCATAATACCTCCCCGTCGCGACCGCATTAGTGTCAGCAACAACAACAAAACCATAGTCTGAGTGATCACGAGTCATAAGAAAAAAGAGGAAAGGCCTGGGTAAGGATGAGTTACCCAGGCCGGGTGGAGGGTGGTTAGACGGTTACTTTGTGGACGATGAAGTTGATGATCCCAGCGCCGACTTCGGCAGTGGAGGCGTCAATGTTGTGGACGGAGATGTCGAAGGAGCCAGCGGCGACGGCGGTGACACGGACGTCGGTCTTGGTGTTGGTGAAGCCAGAGCGCTTGGAGACGACGATGACATCTCCGATTGCGACCTTGGTGTTGGTCACGGTGAAGGTAGCAACGGCGAGGGCAGCAAGGGAGGTGGTGTCGGTTGTGATTGTGCCGGAGTAGGAAGAGAGGGTGACTCCGGTTGAGCGGCTGGTGATCTGGGTGACAGCGCTGACGCCGTTAGCGATGTAACCGAAGGCGGGAACGTCGTAGAGGTTAGTGAGACCGATTGATTCTGAGGGTTGTGTAGTGAGTGCCATATAGTTGTGGGTTTGAGGGACTGAAGGTTAGGTTAGGGAAGGGAAGGGGTGCCGAGTTCGTCCTCGAGGCGCTTGAGCTCTTTCTCAGGGGACTCGGAGAGGGCGGAGTTGGAAACGGTGATGAAATTGGTGGCCTTGCCACGGTGGCGGTCCAGGATGTCCTGTGCGGCTTTGAGTTTGACCTGGTCAGAGGTGGAGTTCTGCATCAGGTCCATTTCGACGATGATGGCGGTGGTCGCTGCGGACTTCAACATGGCTGAAACATCGCCGCCGAAGTGGTCGGAAATGATCTGGGTGACGTTTTGCTGGAACCAAGACTGCCGGAGCCAGTTATAGATGGTGGCCTCGGCGACCTGGAGCTCAGCGGCGGCGTCTTTGGGCTTGGTGCCAGCGGCGATGAGGAAGGCGGCTGTGCGGTGGAGGGCCTTTTCCCGCTGGATCTCGTTCTTTGGTGGAGGAGAATTGTGGAAAGTGGGGGAAAGTCGGGACGGCGGTGGGATGATGTCACCGTTGGCCTGGGAAAGTGGCTGGATGGAGAGGATCATGGGGAGATGTGCTTAAGGAAGAACTCGCGATAGTTGGCAGACTCCTCGGCGGACAGCTTGCCGTTGCCGCCGATGGACGGGTGCATGACGTCGCGCGGGTCGGAGGAATGCGGAAGGTCGAAGATGTGGCCAAATTCATGGACGAGGCATGCGAACGTGTCCTCACCACGGCCAAAAACCCTGTCCCACCAAGAAAGCCTCCATTTGATGTCGTTGGCGAGAGTGATCGTCCACCGCTTGCCGGGATGGTCGGCACATTGGGCTACGCGGGTAGGGTCGGAAGCACGATCCACCGAGCCGAATTTGATGGTGATGTGAGGGTAGCCTGCTTTCTTGAGCACCGCCAAACCCTGCATGACATCATTCCACACTGACGCCGCGCGGTCTGCCAGCTTGGCGAGCTCCGCGGGGGCTGAGTAGGTGATGACTTCAAGCGCGGGCATAGATCAAGCTTCAAATCCGAGTTGAGTCAGAAGGGAGAGCGTGAATTTGTTCGGTGGGAGTTTGGCGGCATGGGTTTCAACCGCTCGCTTGAGCAAGTCACGGCTCTGCTCGCTAAGAGCGATTTCTCGCTCGTTGGATGATGCCCACTCAGCGGTTTGCTCCACCTTTTCAGGGGCGTCAATTTGACCGACCAGTGCAGCCGCCCGCATGATCTCCGCGGGTGTCTTGAAAGTGTCGGGCAGATTGAGGATGGAGGAGGCTAAAGTAGCGGTTCCGTTGGTGAGTTTAAGGCTATGGGGCATGGTGGGATTATTTAAGGGCTGCGATGATGGTTTCGATCTGAGCGGTTGCCGTGAGCCGTGTGGCTTCTGGTAGGGTCATCACGGCCTCCACCATTGCCAGCCCTTTGCGTGTGGCGCGTTCCTGCTGCCATGAGCGGATTTGACGCATACCGACTTCGGCAACGAAGGCATCAACGGTGAGTTTTTCGTTCGTCGCGCTGTTGTGAGCAGCGAGGTTTTCAGTGACGATGGATGTTTGTTCGGGTGTGAGCATAAGAGTGTTAAACGACGGTGGTGAGTCCAAGCTCATTAAGGGCGGTGCGCAGCGCGGTGATGGCGGTGATGGCGGTGGCAAGGTCGGTAGGCACTGCGCAGCCGGTGCGCTGAGTGACCGGCGTGACGTTCCAGAACCCAATGAGTTGACTGGTCGCTGTGCCGAATTTAAGCGCCCCAATGGTTCCCGTGCCCGTAGCTGCACCACCGACGAGGCAAACATCCCCGCCGTTGTTGTCTGTGGCTGCACCTGCACTGCCCGCCGCGCCACCAGTGAGGTTCAGCGCACCACCAGCCCCGCCTGTCGTCGTCACCGAGGCTTTTCCTCCTGTGATAGACATTGCATGGCCTGCGCCCGTGTAAGCACCCCAGGCGTCTTTGTGAGTTGGCCGGACTTCAAAAGTATAAACTGAGTTTCCGATAAAAGAGCCATGCAAACTGGCGGCAGCCGCGCCATTGCCGCTCTGAATGCAGAAGGAAGGCGAACCAGCCACACCAATGGCTGTCACGGCGTTGGCAGTCGGGCCTGCATTCAGTGACAAACTCCCACGGGAGACCGCCGACCCGTTATAAAGCCCTTGGATGATTGCGCCGGAGCCGTTGCAAGTAATGGTCAGTCCATGCGTGCTACTTGCCACAGCTTGAAAGCTCAGCACCGAACTTGAAAGGCTGAACTGGCTAAGCCCATTGAGTTGGAAATCCAGATAGTTCCCCGTAAACGTCTTGATGTTCATTCCCAGCCCCGTGCCCGCTGCCGCGCCAGCAAAGACAGTTGGTGAGCCTGTTGGGTCTTCCAGCAACATCTGAGCCACCGTAGCCGCCGTGGCCACCTTCCATGCGCCACTGAGTTTGACAGCAGGAACGGACGTTGCACCGGCTGCACTAAACGTCTGCGCGAGTGCTCCGAGCAGTGCATGCTGCGCCGCCGCATTAGCAGCCTCAAGCATTTGTGCTCCCGCTGCGGTCATGGCTAGCTTCCGATCCGCGCCGCCTTGGACGGTGTAGAGCAAACCGGCTGTTCCAGGGGTGCTGGCGGTAAGTGCAGAGAGTGCGGAGTCAGGCATAAAGTTAAACGGTTAAGAGAAGGAATGAAGAACCATCAGCCAGCAGCAGCCCACTGACCCCATCCACCAGCAGCAAAGCAGAATCACTCCCACCCGGTGTTGAATCCCCAGGAAATCCTGCCGAAAGGCTCAGTGAAAGTGAAAGTTGCATGCGGTGGGTAAGTGTGGTTGACCGAGTGGGTTACTGTTAGGTAGGATTCAAGTTTCCACCCGCCGGAGCCGGACTAGCGGGAGCTTTTGAGCTGTCCCGGATGAAGAAAATTGTGGGCACGGCTGGGAGACTGAGCGGTTTGACCTGTGGGCGTAGAGCGGGCATGCGGGAACAGTAGGCGGTTAAGCGGGAAGTGCAAGCGGGAAAGGAGAATGCTCTTTCTGGGAAGTCCCCTTTGGGTTTTTGTCCGCGCGAGTGTTAGTTATATAATATAGAACCCCGACCCCCCGGTGGGCAAAGGGACCTCTCACGCGGCTAGGTTGCGACTGAGTCTCAGTCTCATGGAAACTGGCCTGTTGAGACTGAGACGCAGTAGCATTTTAGGGGAAAGGGGGGAAAGTCATTGACAGGATAGCGGGGATGTGCTATAGTTCTGTCCCGGCTGGAATGGTCGGGGCGCGGGAGGTGGTACGGTAGTCCATCCGGCGCGGGTAACCTGGGGTTGCCTATTGTTCTTTGGCAGTATATAAAGCAGTCACGCCTAGTAAGCGATGATGAACGGTCGGTGGCAGTGTCCATCGTCGCACCTTAGTGTGCATAGAGCGTAGAGCGGCATGGCGGTTATAGGCTATTCTATAACGGTGCTTTTTCCTACGTTCTAACCACACTATGAAGAATACAATCGTTATCGGTAAGATCGGACAGGAAACCATCAATGGTAAAAAGCTCGGTGGCCGAGTTGTTAATATCGCTATCGCAGGAGTGGAAGCGGATAAAATCGTGAAAGCAGTTCTGGAAGCTAATGAAGGCAAGCTGAAGGCACTCATGTTTGACTATGGCTTAAATGCGAAAGCACAGGAAGTTATGGCTTACACGCCACCGGGGAGTGTGGCATGGAAGGAAGGAATGAAGGACATTCCAGTGCATAACTGGACAGCGGAAGATACTGAGGAGTACCTCGAAACGTTGCGCCTTTATGGTGAACGTGAGAATGCCGGCGGTGGTTTCTCCTTCGCGACTCGCTTGGCTACATGGGAGAAAAAGGTGCAAGCAATGGTTGATGATGGAGCAACGCGCGCATTTGCCGAGAAGCATGCTGGTAAAAAGCCAGTGGAGAAAGTGGACATCGCAGGCTTGATTGCGGAAACTGAAAAAACCATGCTAGCCTAGAAGGCAGATGTTGAGGGAATAGGGGGATAATCCTCTATTCCCTTTCATCTGTTTTCCGGCGGTGAGCTTGAGGCGAGCTAGCCTTTGTGCTAAGCCCTTTTTCTTTGCGCTAGGCGCGTTTGGAATGCACTTTCGGCTCTTCACCCGGCCCCCTTTCCGGCCCCCTAGAACGCCCTTTGCGGGCCATCTTTTCCCGCTACGCGCCGCCGTCCCGGAAACACCGCCGCGATACCGCCTGCTCAAAACAGGGGAGGGGGTAGGCCGCTGAGAGAGAGGGGAGAGATTTTTTTTCAGACACCCCCCCCCCC